GGCCGGGAAGGACACGACGGCGTTCAACTGGCTGATCACGGCGGCGCAGCAGCGGGTCGGGACGTATTACTACGTCTTCCCGACGTTCCAGCAAGGGCGGCGCGTGGTCTGGGACGGGATCACCGACGGGCAGCCGTTCATGCGGCACATTCCCGACGAGTTGATCGCGAGCAAGAACGAGACGGACATGAAGGTCGCGTTCGTGAACGGCTCGGTGTTCCAGATCATTGGGTCCGATCGGTACGACGACATGCGCGGGCCGAACCCGGTCGGGGTGTTGTTCTCGGAGTACGGGAAGCAGCACCCCGGCGCGTGGGAGGTGGTGGCCCCGATCATTCGCCAGAACCGGGGCTGGGCCGTGTTCGCGTACACGCCCATCGGGGGCGAGGACAACATCGGGGCGAAGCTCTTCCGGATGGCGCAGCAGAACCCGCAGTGGTTCTGTCAGCGGCTGACGGTGGAGGACACCGACGGGGTGTTCACGGCGGCGGATCTCGCGGAGGAACGCGCCGCCGGGATGGACGAGGACCGGATCCAGCAGGAGTACTACTGCGCGTTCCAGGGGGCCCAGCCCGGCGCGTACTACGCGAAGGAACTGGCGCTGGCGCGGGCCGAGGGCCGACTCGGGCGGTTCCCGTACGACCCGCAGTACGCGGTCGAGACGGCCTGGGACCTGGGCACGAAGGATGCGACCGCGATCTGGTGGTACCAGCAGATCGGGCGGCGGCTCCACCTGATCGACTACTTCGAAGGCTCCGGGTCGAACCTGATCGAACTGAATGCCTTGGTGCATGGGAAGCGCTACGGGTACCGGCCCGGCTACGCGCACACCGCGCCGCACGATGTGCGGAAGACGGAATTCTCCAGCGGGAAGAATCCGTACGAGATTGCCCGCGACCTGAACCCGCCGCTGCACTTCCGGGTGATCCCGAAGATGAATCCCTTGGAGCGGATCACGGCGGCACGGGTCGTGTTCCCCCGCTGTTACTTCGATGAGGTGACGTGTCTCGGGGGGCTCGCGGCGCTCGGCCAGTACCACAAGGACTACGACGACGAGACCCGCGCCTTTGCGCTGAAGCCCGCGCATGACTGGTCCTCGCACGGGGCCGATGCCTTCGGGCATCTCGCGGTGGGCCTGCAGGATCCGGAGGTCGAGCGCTACCAGACGCAAGCGGTGACGGGCTTCGATCCGTACGCGAGCGTCGCGGATCGCGGGATGTACGAGCAGGGCGTGCGGATGCCGTCCGAGGATCCCTGGGCCGCGCTGCCGGGCGGTCGCTATGGCTAGAGCCGTGTGGGTGGTCCCGACCACCGCGTACGTACCACCAGGGGGGGGAACCCTGGATCGGGACGTTACCCATGCCGCTCAGTAAGTACTTCGGCGGGCACGGCGCGAAGGTCATGAAGTCGATGCAGGCGGAGTACGGCGCGGAGAAGGCGAAGCGGGTCTTCTACGCGACGGCGAACAAGCAGAAGGCGAAGACCCGGCGCGGGACGAGCCGGGGCTCGTTGATGAAGGGGTGACGGATGGGCGGGCCGTCCTACCAGGAGCCGTACCCCATCGACACCCCGGAGGGCAAGAAGATCTGGAGTTGGGGCACGAAGAGTTGGGGCGACTACACCGCGCCGCCGACGACGACGACCCCGCCCGCGCCCGGCACACCGGACAGCGACTCGACCGGCGGGCGGTCGAATGCGCCGGACCAGAGCTTCGGCGGGCCGTCGAATCCCGGCGGCGCGGAGAACTACCAAGTGCCGAAGGGGACGCGCCCGATCCGACGGCGCGGCGGCACGCGGGGCGCGATGCCCGGCGCATCGCTGCTCTTGGAGTGACGCGATGGGCTGCGTGAAGACGGTCGTGCCGTGGATCATCGACCCGGTCGGGATGGCGATCCAGAAGACGACCGGCTTCAGCTACACGCCGGGCGGCTTCGCGAACACGGCGCTGAACCCGCCGTCGGTGTCGAAGTCGCGGCCTGCGCCGACGCCGCAGGCTCCGCCCCCGCCCCCGCCGCCGCCCCCGCCGCCGTGGCATCCCGCGCCGATGAAGGCGCAGGAGCCGTCGCCGCGCAGCGGTCACGAAGGCACCGGGGCCAGTGCGTCGTCCGACACGACGCGGGGCCTCCTGAAGAACAAGGGCGGCGCAGGCCGGAGCTTGCTCGGATGACGGTGGAGGAGGCCCGCCTGTTGCCGGTGCCGCCGCCGTTGTCGCCGGACGTGGGGCTCGTCTTCACGACCGGCTGGACCGCGCCGAATGCCCAGGCCGTCGCGGAGATCCTCGCGGTCCATGACCCGCTCCGCGAAGGCGACGCCGCGATCCGCGACACGCCGGAAGCGGATCGGCTCGTCGTCGTGGCCTGGACCGACGGGCAGCCGATGGCGTTCCTTGCGGGACGCCGCATCGAGGGCACGAACCTCGCGCTCTGCTCGTACTTCCGAGGGCACCGGCAGTGGCACGGGAAGTATCGGGTCGGGCTCGCGTTGTGGAGTCAGTGGCTCGCGCTCTGCCGCGTCCACGACCTGGAGACCATCGTCATCGGGATCGACAAGAACGACCCGCTCGACTACCGCCGTCGCGTCGAGCGCTTCGTGCGGCTCGCCGGATTCCGGCGCTACGAAGAGACCCCGGATACGACGTGGTACCGGCTGGAGGTGGCGTGATGGGCTGCTTCGGTGGCGGCGACATCCCGATCCCGGCGTACTCCCCGCCGTTGAAGATCCCCGACATGCCCGCGTTCGAATTCGAACTGCCGGAGTTTCCGACGTACGACCCGGAGGCCGCAGAGGCGAAGCGGAAGCGGGCCGAGGAAGTGAACAAGACGAAGGAGATCGAGTCGCGGCGCAAGGGCTATCGCTCGACGCTCCTCACGGGCGGGGCCGGAGACGAGAGTACTCCGGCGCTGCAGAAGCCCAGCCTGCTCGGGAGCTAACGTGCCGGTGGCCGATGTCGTCCAAGAGATCCTGAAGCCCTACAAGGAACTGGTCTCGCAGCGAGCCCCGTGGGAGACGGACTGGCGCGACTGCGCGACCTACATCCAGCCGCGCAAGGGCGGGGCCATCGGGAAGAGCGGGACGCCGGGCGAGAAGCTCACGCAGCGGCTCTTCGACTCGACGGCGATCCACGCGAACGGGCTCCTGGGCGCGTCGCTGCAGGGCTCGCTCACCTCGCCCGCGATGCGCTGGTTCAAGCTCCAGATGCGGAACGACGACCTGAACCGTCTCCAGCCCGTGCAGGAGTGGCTCGACCTCTGCGGGAAGCGTGTGTACTCGGCGCTCCAGCAATCGAACTGGAACGCGGAGACGTTCGAAGCGTACCTGGACCTCGGCGCGTTCGGCACCGCTGCCGTCTTCATGGTCGAGCGCGACGGCGAGCCCGGCCCCGGCTTTCGCGGAATGCTCTTCAAGGCGATCCCGATCGGCACCTATGTGATTGCGGAAGATGCCGAGGGGCGCGTCGACACGCTCGGCTACACGTTCTCGCTCCCGGCCGTCGTCGTCGTGCGGCGCTTCGGCGAGAAGGGCGCGGGCGAGCGGCTGATCAATCTCGCGAAGAACAAGCCGCAGGAGCCGGTCGAACTGATCCACTGGATCGCGCCACGGGCGAACGGCGAGTACGGGAAGAAGAAGCTGGAGAAGCCCTGGAAGTCCTGCTACGTCTCCGAGAAGGACAAGCGGCTCTTGGAAGAGTCCGGCTACGACATGGCTCCGTTCGCCGTGCCGCGCTGGACGAAGGCGAGCGGCGAGACGTACGGACGCGGGCCCGGCCACACCGCGCTGCCGGACATTCGCACGCTGAACCGGATGACCGAACTGGAACTGCGGGCCATCGCGAAAGCGATTGAGCCCCCGCTGCTGGCGCGGCATCACGGCGTCATCGGGGCCGTCCGCACGACACCGGGCGCGATCACGACGGTGCGCGATGATCCGCGCACCGCGCTGGTCCCGCTGGAGGCGAGCGGGCGCGGCTTCCAGGTCGGGCAGATCAAGTCGGAGCAGCTGCAGGCCGCGATCCGCGACATGTTCTACAACGGCCAGCTGCAGCTGCCCAGCAACCAGCCGATGACCGCGACGGAGATCGAGCGCAGGTACGAGATCATGAATCGCGTCCTGGGGCCGACCCTCGGACGCCTGGAGTACGAACACACCAACCCGACCGTGATGCGGACCTTCGCCCTGATGTATCAGGCAGGCGCGTTGCCGCCGCCGCCGCAGGAAGTGGTGGAAGCCGCGCAGCTGGGCGAGGACCACCTGGACGTGGTGTCGGAAGGCCCTTTGGCTCGCGCCCAGAAGGGCAGTGACGTGCTGGCCTGGGAGCGGACCTTCCAGGTCGCGCTGCCGATTGCCCAGCTGGATCCGTCGGCCCTCGATCCGCTGAAGCTCGATGAGGCCGTCCGCATGATCGCGGAGGCGAGCGGGGTTCCGGCGCGAGTCTTCCGCAGCGAGCAGGAGATCGCGGAGACGCGGGCCCAGCGTCAGCAGCAGGCGCAGCAGGCCCAGCAGCTGGACACCGTCGAGCGGATGGCCGGAGCCGCCGGGAAGGCCGCGCCCGCGATGGACGCGATCACCGGGGCGATGGATTCCTCGGCAGCGCGGAACGGCCAGAACGGCGCAGCGGTGCCTGCCTGATGGACGCCGTGGTCGTGAGCCGGGAACACGCCGTGGAACTGTCGCGCCTGCGCCGCTTGTTCCGCGAGAACGCCGACGGGCAGGAGCAGCTGAAGATCTGGGAGCGGGACTTCATCCGCCAGTCGTCCTTCGTGCCGGGGGATCCGCAAGCGACGGCCTGGAACGAAGGCAAGCGCTACTTCGTGCTGCAGCTGCTCGATGCGCTCGATCTCGCGGAGCAGCCGATGGCGGTCGAGGAGCCCGTGAAGGAAGAGGCAGTGTATGGCTGAGACGCTGTTGACCGCGCCGCCAGAGACCACGACCGCGCCGCCCACCACGACGACCGCGCCGCCGACGACCACTGCGCCGCCGCCCTCCTGGCGGGACGGGCTGCCGCCGGACCTGAAGGACCACAAGAGCCTGTCGCGGTACACCGACCTCCCGTCGTTCGCGAAGGGCTTCGTGGAGATGGAGAAGTACCAGGGCCGCTCGGTCTCGTTCCCTGGGGAGACGGCGACGCCGCAGGAGAAGGCTGCCTTCGAACAGAAGGTGAACCAGTGGCGCGGCGTGCCGGAGGCCCCCGACAAGTACACCGTCACGATGCCGGAGGGGCTCCAGGCCGACGACAAGGGGCTGGGGGAATGGAAGGGTACCTTCCATCGGCTCGGCCTCACCCAGGACCAAGTGGCGGGCCTCACGCAGGCCTTCTTCGATTCGCCCACCGGGAACCCCGGCATGGCCCATGAGCAGCTGCGGGCGATGGGCGAGGCCACCCTCAAGCGCGAGTGGGGCGGCGCGTACGGGCACAACCTCGCGGTCGCGAGTCGCGGCCTCAAGGCCGTCGGCGGCGAAGAGGTCTTCAAGCTCTTGGAGCAGACCGGGCTGAACAGCCACCCCACGATGGTGAAGTTCTGGCACCGGCTCGGACGGGACTACCAGGAAGACGGCTCGATCCCGTCCGCGCAGCACGGGGGCCCGATGGGCCCGGAGGATGCGAAGCGGCGCATCGCGGAGATCCGCGCCGACCGCACGCATCCGTTCCACAAGGGTGACAAGGACGCCGTGGCAGAGATGCAGGCGTTGTACGAGACCAGCGTAGGCGGCGCGTTCTAACCACCGGGTACCCCGTTCGCGGGTCCGGCGACTCACGCCCGTAAGGCGTGCGGGAAGAGCGCTCACCGAGACGAGCGCAAGGTGGGTCCGCTCGATGCGGGCACCCCGCCGTGATCGGTTCACGGCCTGAAGTCCCACAGGGGTGTCCGCCATGTCGCAGGAAGTCCCGGTTGCATTCGTTCAGCAGTACAAGGACAACGTCATCTCCCTCTCGCAGCAGCGTCCGTCGAAGCTGCGGGAGGCCGTCCGCGTCCGCGACGGCGTCGTCGGCAAGTCCACGAACTTCGAACGGATCGCGCCGACCGCTGCCGTCCAGCTGACCACGCGTCACGCGCCGACGCCGCTCGTCAACTCCCAGCACTCCCGCGTGCGCTGTTCGCTCGCGGACTACGGCTGGGCCGATCTGACCGACGTGCTGGACGAGCCGAAGATGCTCATCGATCCCACCAGCGAGTACGTCAAGAACGCGGCGTACGCGATGAACCGCACGCTCGACTCGATCATCGTCCCGGCGTTCAACACCAACATGACCCTGGTCGCCGCCGACGACTCCACGTCGGGCAGCGCCCTCACCAACACCATCGCGAACGGCGGCACCGGCCTCACCGTCGCGAAGCTCCGGCAGGCCGTCCGCATGATGGATGTCCTCGACGTGGTGGCGGAGGACCGCTACTTCGTCGGCTCCCCCTTCGCCAAGGAAGATCTGCTCGCGACGACCGAGGTGACGAGCAGCGACTTCAACAGCGTGCGAGCGCTGGTGAACGGCGACATCGACAGCTTCCTCGGCATGAAGTTCATCTGGTCCACCCTGCTCCCGATCACCGGCAACATCCGCTCCTGCTTCGCGTGGCAGCGGGACGCGATGTGTCTCGCCGTCGGCTACGAGATCCGGCACTTCATCGAGCCCCGCTACGACCTGAACGGGGCCCAGCAAGTCCGCTTCCTGCTCTCCGCTGGCGCGACTCGCGTGGATAACGCGGGCGTCGTCCAGGTGGACTTCGACGAGTCGGTCTAACTCCGCGAGCCCGCGCCGGGGTCTGGTGCAGAGCCGACACGGCGCGAGGCGAGGAACTGAACCATGCCGCTGACACCGTTGCACTCCGCAGAATGGCTGGCGTTCACCAGCGTCCCGCCCATCAAGGCCCAGGCGCACAAGTGGGCGGCGAAGCTCCACGTCACCTCGGCCTCGCTCGTCTTCACCGTGGCGGGCCAGGGCACCGCGAAGATGCTGCGCCTGCCGCCGGGCAAGCTCCGCATCTGGGCGGACCTCTCCCGCATCGTCTGTCCGCAGGGCACCGCGTCCGCCGTCATGAACGTGGGCAATGCCGCCTACGTCAAGGAAGACGGCACCGCTGGGGCCGCTGCGGCGGCGTCGCTCGCCTCCGCGCTCGCCGTGGGTGCCGGGGCCATCGATGTCGTGCTGCCGCTTCCGGCGGTCGGGTATCTCGATCTCGACTCCCAGAACGGGATCGACATCGAGGTCCAGATCACCACGGCCAACTCTCCTGCCGCAGGCGAGCTGATGCTCGCCATCGTGTACTCGCGGCCCAACTGACGCTCTGCCCTTGAGATCCGGCGGGCGGTTCACGCCGCCCGCCGGA